ACAGCATCAGGCTCGACATGGACAGTTACAGCAGGCGACCCAACATCGCTGATTAACTCGCTCTATGACGCAGCACGCGAGATCACAGAGGACAGCAATTATTTCCCAACACATCTTTGCGTCAGTCCCGACGTATGGGAAAAATTGGGCAGCCAGTTGGATTCATCAAAGCGACCAATTCTCGGGTACACAACCGACGGAGTAATTGGCCAAAACTCGCTTGGTCGAGTAGGCGGTCTTAGTTACAACTCCATGAACGTAATGGGATTGACGCTTGTAGTTGACAACAACTTTGCAAGCGGAACAATGCTTGTTGTTTACGCACCGGGCTTTGAAATTTACGAAGCGCAACAAGGTATTTTGTCGGTTACAAACCCAAGCACATTGTCACGCACGTTTAGTTACTACGGTTACTTCTCAACATTTGTTGCTAAGTCATCGTTTATTCAGGGCATCGTAATCGCCTAGTCGCATGGCGGCTACACCGCTATGGCGACCTATCTAACAGCGTCAAAACAGTTATTAAATAACTACGCCTGCATATCTACGCTCGAGCCAACTGACATACAGGTTGGCGACAGCATCGTTGTCGCAAGCATTGGCGCACCGTTTAACGGCACGTTCACCGTGTTGTCATGCCCGCAATACGAATACACAGGCATAGATAGCACTACAGGCGAATGGACATTTAACGAGAACGTACCGCGCGCTAATCAAGTGCTGTACGCCTGCACAGGCGATACAGTTGAGTACAGCGCGTTCTACACCGGCACAGTTACGTTTACACCTACCTGCACTTGGGTTACGGTCGCAAACCTTGTCACCTATCTAGGCGTGTCAATCACTAACCCGTCTGACGATTACACGCTGGCTACACAGGCCGTAAGCGCTGGCAACCAGTTTTGCAGCCGCCGACGCGCCGAGGCAGGCTACAACGACAGTCTCAGCACGTCGCCTAGCGGTGATGTCACGCTCGGCACGATCATGTATTGCGCGGCGTTGTGGCGTAGCCGAGGCAGTCTTGAAAACGTGTTTGCGTCGTTTGACAACATGGGTGCAGCACCGCAACAGTCAATGACACCGATTGTCAAACAGTTGTTAGGTATTGACCGACCTGCGGTGGCATAGTGCCTGCACCGTACACAGACCTATTAAACGAGGCGCTAGACGATCTGAGCGCCACGCTGACAGCCGTAACAGGCTTACGGGTAGTAAACGACCCAACAAAACTTGTGCCTAATTGTGTGTTTATTACAGCGCCAAGTTTTACAACCATTGCAGGCAACGGCAACATCGTACGCATGGACTACCCAATCAAAATTGTTGGCAGCGGCCCAGCAGGGTTGCCCGTGTTGCGCGAGATTTTGCAGATCACCGCGTTAGTGCTTGGCTCAAGCGTCATTGCAATGTCGGGCAGACCCGGCACACTCGACATAGGCGGGCAAGAATATCCGTGTTATGACGTGGCAGTTGGCTTGCAAGCGCAAACCGCGTGAGCATACACACGCATATCGTTGCGGTATGGTAAAACTATAAGTAACAGATCAAGGAGTAATCACAATGGCCACGAGTACCTACCTCAGCAATCCGACCGTCACTATAGGGGCCGCCAGCGGTTCAGCCGTTGACATCACCGATCAAGTTTCGGCAGTTACCGTCAACTACGTTGTTGAAGCGTTAGAGGACACCGCGTTCGGCTCGACTGCCCGCACAAACACCGCTGGTCTGCAATCAAACAGCGCAACGTTGACGCTTTACGCGTCGTACGCAGCGTCGGAAAGTTACGCAATCCTTGCGCCACTTGTCGGCACAAAATGCTATATCAAAGTCAAACCAACATCGGCAGCCGACAGCGCAACAAACCCCGGCTTTGAATTAACAAACACTTTCCTAAGTGCGTTGCCAGTAATAAACGCAAACTTAGGCGAGTTGGCTACCTACGACATAGAACTTATGGGTGGCACATATACCGCTGACGTAACAGCATAAAACTAACGCGCCACAACTGGCCGAGAACAGGACAAGGCAATGAGACTAAAACTTAAAGTTGATTTACAAGACGGCGTAGCCCCAGTCGAGTTAACAACAAATATGTTTGTTATCTGCGAATGGGAAAAAACTGAGGGTCGCAAAATTAGTGACGGCAAAGGTATCGGATATACCGATCTAGTTTGCTGGGCATACAACTTGCTAAAACTTAGCGGCCAAAAAATGCCTGCAACATATCGCGACTGGGTTAAAGAAAACCCGAACATGACTATTGAGGCGATAGACGAGACAGACCCAAACCTTACGGCGTAGGCAGTTACCGACGGCAACTAGCAGAATTGTTAGTCGCAACAGGGTATTGGCCTACGACAATCGAGTTTGACACGCGCGACCTAATCACGGTGATTACGCTATTGAATAAGCAAAAGAGGTAGCGCAATGCCGGTATCAACAACAATTCAAGTAGCGGGCGTTAAAGACGCTATAAACAACTTGAAAAAACTTGACCCTGAATTGCAAAAAGAATTTAAAACAAAGGCAACTGACATTGCACAACCAGCGATTGACGCTGGCAAAAAAGCCTACGAAGTATTAGAGGACGAGGAACACCCATATGCGCTTTCAGGTATGTCAAGGCGCTGGACTAGCAACGGTCGCAAAATATTTCCGTTCAGACTTAACAAAGCAATTAAAGGCGTGCAAATGAAATTTGACACTCGACGCAAAGCCGTTGGCGTAATTATGATTTTGCAAAAAGACGTAGCAACTGCAGTTTGGGAAACAGCCGGGCGACGCAGCACAAACAGGCTTGGCGCGTCACTCGGTTTTGTTGCGAGCGATCAGACTCGAATACTTAAACCAGCGATTGAAAAAGACATTGCCAAAGTTGAGCGCGAAATAGAAAAGATTGTTAAAGACGCTATTCGTACTGTTGAGCGCGGGATTTAATCATGGCATTATCTATTCCAATCATCAGCGAGTTTGACGGCAAAGGTCTTGACCGCGCAATAAAAGAATTTAAGCAATTAGAGACTGTTGGCGAGAAAGCACAATTTGCTATTAAGAAAGCGGCGATACCTGCGGCAGCGGCGTTGACGGCGGTTGCGGGTGCGCTTGGCTTGGCGGCTAAAGCGGCAGCCGAAGACGAACAGCAACAAGCGATTTTGGCTAACACGATGCAGAACGTTGTCGGCGCTACTGACGCAACGGTCGTGGCAACTGAGGACATGATTTCGGCTATGTCGAGGGCGACTGGTACGGCTGACAGCGAGTTAAGGCCAGCGTTTGCTGCGTTACTTGTCGGTACAAAAAATGTTGGCGAAGCGACTAGCGCGTTATCGCTTGCACAAGATATTTCGGCTGCAACTGGCAACGATCTAGCGACGATTAGCGACGCGCTGGCTAAAGCCTATGCAGGCAATATGAAGGGCTTGCAAGCGTTGTCGCCTGAGATGAAGGGCATGATTAAAGACGGTGCGTCACTCGACACGGTGATGCTTGCGTTAAATGACAACTTTGGTGGCGCGGCAGCAAAGTCTGCAAACACCGCAGCAGGTCAATTCAAAATATTAAAAAACAGTTTGGCTGAAACACAAGAAAGCATTGGTGCAGGTTTGTTGCCCGTGCTACAAAAGGTGTTGCCGGTGTTGCAACGCATGGCTGATTGGGCGCAAGAAAACCCTAAAGCATTTTTGTTTGTTGCCGGCACGATCAGCGCTATTGCTACAGCAATTTTGGCAGTTAATTTTGCTATGGCGGCTAACCCGTTTACGCTTATTGCGGTTGGCATCGCCGCGTTGATTACTGGTCTTGCAGTTGCGTACACAAAATTTGAAGGTTTTAGAAACGTTGTCAACACGGTGCTTAACGGTCTAATTGCTGGTTTTGAATTGTTTGCTAATTCGTTTATTGGTGCAATCAACTTAATTATTCAAGGCATGAATTTGATAAACCCGTTTACAGATATTGGTACGTTGCCGACAATTAGTTTGGGTCGTATTGGTTCGGGTGGTGGTGCGACTAGCGGCGGTCAAGCTCGAGAGGGTGGCACGGGCAGTATCACGCCTGCGTTGCCAAGTATGCCTAGTTTGATTAGTCCAATTACTGGTGGCGGTGGCGCTGGCGGTGGCGGTAGTCGAGCCGGTGGCGGTGGTGGCGGTGGCGGTATTGGTGGCGGTGGCGATCTAGTGACGATACAAGGCGCTTTAACGACGTTTGGTAACGCTGAGCGCATTGCAGCGCGCGGTAGCGGTGACGTAACGATCAACGTGACTGGCGGTATGTCAACTAGCGCCGAGATCGGGCAAAGCGTGTTGAACAGTTTGCTGGCCTATCAGCGCACTAACGGGCCACTTGACTTACAGATTGCGTCGTAATGGCAGGTACAGCCGTTGTTGCTAGTGGCAACTATGACTTAGAGATTGACACAGGGTTTGTGCAAGACGCATTTTTGCTTGACGACACAACCGCTGGCAAACTTAACAATACCGAATATGTGCTTGACGGTACGACAGATTATGCGAGCGTGCTTGACGGCGTAAACAGCATCAGCGTGCGACGTGGCCGCCGCGATCAAGGCGACCAATTTAGTGCAGGCACTATGTCGTTTACGATGCTTGACACGTCAGGTATTTTTAACCCGTTTGACGAGAACAGTCCGTACTACGACACAGCGTTAGCGCAACCGGGTCTTGCACCTATGCGTCGAGTGCGCTTGTCGCGTTACAGTTCGCTAAACGTCAAAGAATATTTGTTTGTCGGCGTAATTGTAAATTTTGATTACAATTTTGCGCTTGGCGGTCTTGACACCGTGACCGTGTTTTGTGCAGACGATTTTTATTTATTGGCACAAACATACTTAGATGAATTTAATGTTAGCGAGGAATTGTCTAGCGCTCGAGTTACGGCCGTACTTGATCTACCTGAGGTTGCGTTTCCAGCGTTGACGCGTGACATTGCTACAGGCACACAGACGCTTGGCGGTTCAGCGGCGTTTACCGTTCCGCAAGGCACAAACGTGCTTGGCTATTTGTCTGACGTTAACGAAGCTGAACAGGGTCGGCTGTTTATGTCGCGTGACGGCGACCTGACGTTTGACGCTCGACTAGGCACAACACTTACCCCAGCAGTAGCGGACTTTCATGACGACGGTACAAATATACCGTACAACGGCGTGGGCATAACTTTTGAAGCCGATCAGGTAACTAACCGTGCAGTCGTACAAATACTTGGCAGTACCAGCCCGCAGGTCGCTGACGACGCTGGCAGCCAAGCAAAATATTTTGTGCAGACTTACAGCATTACTAACAGCCTTTTGCACAACGATGACGCGGCACTTAACTTGGCGGTTTATTTGCTTGACCCTGAGCCTGAGGCACGGTACACGTCTTTGGGTACGTCGTTTGCTTTGTTGTCTAGCGCGCAACGTGACACGGTGGCCGTAATTGACGTGGGCGACACGATCACGATTGAGAAAACGTTTACGTCAGGCGTGTCAACTACCGAGTTGGCGCAAGATTTGGCAGTCGAGGGCATTGAGCATCAGATCAACGTAAACACCGGGCATAGCGTCACTTATTACACGTCGCCAACTACCGTTGTTTATGAGTTAATACTTGACGATTTGTCGTTTGGTATCATCAACGCTGACAACGTTCTAGGGTAAAGTAGGCAAATATGGCATTAACAACTTTTACCAGCGGTCAAGTTTTGACGGCAGCGCAAATGAACGCGCTACAGGCAAACGATTACAACCAAACGGTTAGCACAAAAACCACGTCTTACACACTTGTAGCCGCCGACAAAGGCACTCGAATAGCGATGAATTCAGCAAGTAGCACAACGATTACGGTAAACACAAGTTTGTTTAGTGCGGGTGACACTTTGTTTATACAAAATATTGGTGCAGGTACTTGCACGATTACTGCTGGTACTGCGACGGTTTCAACTACTGGTTCGTTGGCGCTTGCCCAATATGGCGGTGGGACTTTGTATTTTACAAGTGCGGGTGTGTCAATTTTTTTTTTAGCGGGGGCAAGTACGGGTTACGGTACGGCTACCGGCGGCACAAGTTCATCTATAACAGTTAGTAGTCAGGCTTATACGCTTTTAGCGTTTACTAGCGACTCAAATTTAATTGTTAGCAAAGCAGGTTTGTTTGATGTGTTGCTTATTGGTGGCGGTGCAGGTGGCGGTTTTTCAGGCGCAGGCGCTCCGACGGCTACTGGCGGCGGCGGCGCGGGCGGTATTTTAGGTTTAACATCTACTTGCACGGTATATCTTGCGGCTGCGACTTATGCAGTAGATGTTGGCGCGGGTGGTGCGGCGTCAGGTTCATCTTTTAACGCAGGTTCACCTGGTTTGAATAGTGCTATTGCAAATGTTATTGGCGTGCCAGGCGGCGGCGGCGGAGGTTCGCACGAACGAAATTATTCAGGTTCGTCGGGTGCTTCGTCGGGTGGTGCGGTTGCAAGTGCTAGTGCGTTAGATGCTGCGTTTACTATTGGCGGGAACAAAGGCGGAAACGGTGGCGGCACAAACTCAATAGCGGGCGGAGGCGGAGGGTCAGCGTCGGCGGGCGGAAACGGAAGCGGGACGACCGGCGGGTCGGGCGGAAACGGGTCAGATATCAGCACTTTTATTTCTGGAGCGACGGCGTATCGTGCTGCAGGCGGCGGAGGAGGCGGCTCCGGGACAGGCGGCGCGGCAGGAAACGGCGGCGTTGCAGGCGTAACAAGCGGTACAGGAAACGCTGCGACTACAGCAGGTTCGGGCGGCGGCGGGACAAATAATGCAACAGGCGGCGCAGGCGCAGCAGGCATAGTTTATGTAAGGTTTAAGATTTAGTTATGCCTGAACAAATTTTCGCACAACTAGACGCAAACAATGTTGTTATAGATATTCATGTCGTAACAGCCGAATTTATGGCGGCAAACCCTGAACGATATCCGGGCGTTTGGGTTGAAACTTTTTTTAACACACCAAACAAAAATTATGCAGGCATAAATTGGATTTACGACGAAGACACACAAAACTTTTTTTATCCACCTGACCCTGAAGAACCATAATGAAATGCGCTACGGAATATTTGCGCTAATACTTATGCTGACCGCTTGCGAAACAACACGCATAAACAATGAAAAACCTACAGCACGCGCACTAATCTGCAACGTGCCTGACCGATGCACAATGACACCATGACTCGACACAGATACAGCGCAAACGATCTACACGCACGCATGGTCGTAACAGTCGGAGTACTACTAGCAATCGTATTTAGCCTGATCGTGCTAGGCATGATTTGGGGTTTGCTATTTGTATCGCAACCGTTAGAGCAATCACCAAACGACGCAGCGTTCATAGATTTAATGTCAACCATTGTCGTATTTTTGACCGGCACATTGTCAGGCTTAGTTGCGTCTAACGGCATAAAAAACAAACCAGTCGAGTAATGGCTAACCGCGCTTACATAGTTACGCAACAACCAGTCGTAAAGTCTGCGTTGGCTGGCACAGCGGAATGGGCGCGACTTGCCTGCAAACACAGCGACGGCAGTTTGTGGAACAACGGCACATGGGTAGTACGCGACGTACGCAACAGACCCGGCACAATCTCTAACCATGCTCGAGGGCTGGCAATGGACTTGTCGTATCGTTGGCTCAATCAAAAAAAACTTGGCAAAGTTGACGGTCGCAAAACGTCACTTGCGTTTATTGAGAAATGTTTACAGAACGCAGATCATTTAGGCATACAACTTGTGATTGACTATGCAATGCAAAGGTCGTGGCGGTGCGATCGTGGCACATGGCAACCGTTACTAAGCGTTGAGGTTTCTGATTGGTGGCACATAGAAATTGACCCACACGTCGCCAACGACCCGATCATCGCAAAACAGCGCTGGCAAGCCGTTTTTGGGGTATCACCCACAGAGGCAACAAAACCTGTTTAGGCTGGTCACCTACCGAGAAAGTAGGTCACTATGACACTCATCAGCAAAACAGCAATATCGCTATTCATTAGCGTGATCTCAATATTTATATTGACACCGCCGCCTGCCCCAACAGCCGACGATTTAGCGCCAGCGCCAATCACCGTTTGGCAAGGCTTAGAACCAGCGTCGCCTACACCGCCGATAACGGTCGTAACTACGCCTATAACGCAACCTGACGCGTGTCAGACCGTGTTTGACATGGCTCGACACGTCGGCTGGGCTGAACAAGACCTGACACAACTGGTCGCAGTTGCCTACCGCGAAAGCCGATGCAACCCTGCAGCGTTTAACGCAAGCGACCCAAACGGCGGGTCAGCTGGGGTTATGCAGATTAACTACTTTTGGTGCAAACCGTCGTCGTATTACGCAAACGGCTACTTGCAGGCATACGCCCTGATATCTACTTGCGACGATCTGTTTGACTTAGAGGACAATTTGCGTAGCGCGTTAGCGATCTTTAGATACTCAAATGGCTGGCGTGCATGGTCACTCTAAAACATTTATTTTTAGCGTCAGTCTTGACGGCGTACACCTACCTGATATTGTCCGTATCCAACAAACGAAAGGCAAGAGATGACCGAGAACATCGACCCAAGAACTGACCCACAATTTCAGGCGCTTAAACACGTCATGGATCAAATCACACAAAACAAAGTGCCGATACGTCAGCCGTGGGAATTGGCAGCGCGTAGCACGCTTCGAGCAATCCAGCACGAGATTGACGACCGCAACGTACTTGACGACGCTGAGTTAATTGACGTGCTCAATCAAACACGCATTGAGATCAAATATTTGTTGAGCATTATCACCGATCTTGACGAGCGTGTTAAAGAACGTGATGCAGAGGTCAGCCGACTTGAAAGGTGGGCGCACCGTGCTAACTAAACACGAACGTCACCGCATGCGAGTCGCAATGGTAGAAAGCCAAGCCAGCGCCAACGCCAAATGGACACCACAACAACAAACGCAGGTAGATAACGCAATACGCAAAATGGCGCGCATGATGCCACGCTTTACAGCCGACCAAGTTTGGTACGAGCTAGGCGCGTCATTTCCAGTTACTAAAGGCATGACCGCTCGACTACTGGTAGCGCAACGTAACGGCGTTATAAAGAACACGGGCGAGATTACGTTTGCTGAGCGTGGCGGCGAACACGATCACGCGCAACGCTTAACAATATGGCAATCGTTGTGAGCGGATTTAACCTTGACAATTACGTTGACGTACCTACACGTTTAGGCATGGCACTAAAAAAATATCCTGATTTACGCATACAAGAAACGCACCGCGAGATCATAGAGATGCCTGACAAGTCATGCTTTATACGTTGCACCGTAACCGTGTGGCGCGATCAAGCCGACCCGATACCTGCAGTTGCGTCAGCGTGCGAGATATATCCGGGTCGTACGCCGTACACAAAAATGAGCGAAAACGAGGTCGGGTTTACTAGCGCGTTGGGTCGAGCGCTCGGCTACATGGGCTTTGGTATTAACAAAAGCATTGCCAGCCGTAATGAGGTTGAGGCAGCACAATCAAGGCAACCTACAGGCCGTTTAGCGCCAGTTGTACCGATGCACGATGTAGAGATGCCATTCCCCGACGCACCTGTCCAAGAGTACGCAACGCCTAAGCAGTTGGGCATGATGCGTGCGCTGGCTAACGGGCAAAACATTGCGCAAGACAAACTCAAAGAGTATTGCAGCAACGTGCTTGGCCGTCAGATAAACACAACAGGCGATCTAACTAAACGTGATGTCAGTCGGGTAATTGATGCGCTAAAACTAGGTGAGCCACAATGAACAAATCAACAGATATTGGGACAGCCGTAGTTTGGTTTTACGGCACGATTATTGTTGTTGGAATAGTTTTAGGTTTGGCACAATATTGGAATGAACGCCGAAAATGATTGACGCGCTAAAACTAGGTGAGCCACAATGAGGTTGTTTGAAACGCCACAAATTGAATTTACAAGCGACGATTACTACACACCAAAACACATATTTGATTTACTTAATTTGACATTTGATTTAGATGTTGCTGCACCGCCAAACGGTGCGCCGTTTGTGCCGTGTAAAAAATATTTAACGCAAGCAGATGACGGCTTGACTAGCAAATGGCATGGATCGGTTTGGATGAATCCGCCCTATAGCAATCCGACCCCTTGGGTAAGTCGGTTCATAGAACATGGGCAAGGCGTTGCACTATTGCCTACGTCTAACGGTCGCTGGTTTGGTACTTTGTGGAATAGCGGAGCATCGTTTGGTGTTCTTGATTACATAAAGTTTTACAGCCCAACAGGTGTTATGCCGTCATCTGCGCCTAACAGATGTTGGTTAGTTGCGTTTGGTAAAAATGAGGTAAAAGCGTTAAGCAAATTCGGTAAAGTCAGATAATTAATTACGGGCATGACCCGCACGAGTGCAATCGTGTGAGGTAACACACGGAGAGCGTGGGTAGATGACACGCGTGGTAACACGTGGTCAAGCAAATGCGTTAAAGAGTTAGGGTGTCGAGTGAAGGCAGACGACGGGGGGCTTAGCGCACTAGGTCTCACATCACAACATAGATTGACATATCACAAACAAACAACAGACATAAGGTTGACAACATGGTTAGCGTTCACAAATTGAGAGCAAGCGCGATAGCGCGCGCTAGCAACTAATGCCAACACGTAGACGCACACACAACCAAGAACAACTAGGCCATTACACACAACGCAACCGCGCACGCTCAACAGCCGAATTCAAACGCAACAGACGCGCACTACTAACCGGCAACCCAGCCTGCCATTGGTGCGGCATACGCGAAGCAACCACCGCCGATCACCTAATAGAAATAGATCGCTGGCCAGCAAACACACACGGCATCAACGCATTAGAAAATTTAGTTGCAGCCTGCAAACCATGCAACAGTTCACGCGGCGCTCGATACGGAAACCTAAAACGCAAAGGCATATACGAACGACCACCACAAATTGCAAATGCATTAAATACATCGCAACGTATTTTTATACAGAACACAGACGAC